GGGAAGCTCCTCAAGATCTTCCTTGATGCGAACCTGAACCCGGCGAGCTTGGTGCTGGTGATGCCCAACTCCCTGGCGATGGCGCTGAGCCTGATGGTGAACAGCCTCGGACAGCAGGAGTTCCCTGGCCTGACCATGAACGGCGGCACCCTCGCCGGCATTCCCGTCGTGACCTCGCAGTATGCGGCGAACGCCTCGGGTGGCGGGAACCTCGTCATTGCGATCAACGCCTCCGAGATCTTCCTCGCGGATGACGGTGGTGTGACCATCGATGCGAGCACAGAAGCCTCGCTGTCGATGCTCGACAATCCCACCACGAACTCGGCCACTGCAACAGCCGTCTCCGTGGTCAGCATGTATCAGACGAACAGCATCGCGCTCAGGGCGGAACGCTTTATCAACTGGAAGAAGCGTCGAGCGGCTGCGGTCGAATACATGGACGACGTGAACTGGGGCAGCATCGGAAGCCCGGCGTAAGTCGCGCTACCCACGGCAGGCCATCCACATAGGGTGGTCTGCCGTCTCTCTCGGAGTCCCATGCCGATAGCCCTGATTGCGCTGAAGCCCTTCGATCATCGGGGCACCCACTATCGCACCGGGGAACGCTTCGAAGCGGAACCCGTCACTGCCGCGATTCTTACCAGGAAACGAGACGCCAGATTCGCCACGGACGCCGATGTGCCGAAGCCGAAGCGCACTTATCGGCGCCGGGATCTGGTGGCTGAATCCTCAGAGTCGGAGTAATGGAGATTCTCGGCCTCAGTATCACCCGAACCAAAACGATCCCACCGACGCTATCGAATGTCGATAACCGCGGTGGCTGGTGGCCGATCATCCGTGAAGCGCTGGCGGGGAACTGGCAAAGCAACGTCGTTGTCGAAATCTCCAACGTCCTGACCTATGCGCCGGTCTACGCCTGTATCCGCCTGATCTCCTCGGACATCGGGAAGCTCCCGTTGCGATTGATGCAGCAGGATGACGAGACAGGCATCTGGACCGAGACGGAGAGTGCGGCCTTCTCGCCCGTCCTTCGGAAGCCGAACCGCTATCAGACGCGGATCAAGTTTTTCCAATTTTGGCTTACTTCAAAGCTCATTCACGGCAACACCTACGTCCTGAAGGAACGAGACAACCGCGGCGTGGTGCGAGCGCTCTACATCCTCGATCCGACGCGGGTCCGACCGCTGGTGGCGCCGGATGGGTCTGTCTATTACGAATTGCAGGCGGACAACATCTCCCAACTCCAGACCGCAGTGACGGTGCCGGCCGAAGAAATCATCCACGATGTCCATGTGCAGCTCTATCACCCGTTGGTGGGTATTTCTCCCATCAGTGCGTGTGGTGTCGCTGCGGTGGAAGCGCTCAGGATTCAAGACCAATCTGCGATCTTCTTCGGTAACGGTAGCAAACCAGGGGGAGTGCTGACGGCTCCCGGTCACATCCAGCAGGAGACGGCCGACCGCATCAAGGCCTTCTGGGACTCCAATTTCACTGGCGCGAATGCCGGGAAAGTTGCGGTCTTAGGGGATGGCCTGAAATACGAGCAGATGGCCGTCAATGCGCATGATGCCCAGTTAATTGAGCAGTTGCAGTGGACGGCCTCTGATGTGTGTGTCGCATTTGGTGTCCCGCCCTACAAGATCAACGTAGGACCACCGCCGAACTACAACAATATCCAGGCGCTTGATATCCAGTATTACAGTCAGTGCCTGCAAGAACTCATCGAGAATATCGAGGAGTGCTTAGACCTCGGCCTCGGGCTGGCGCCCGACAAGGTGGCTGGTGTCCGGTTAGGCGTGGAGTTCTGCCGGGATGAACTACTGCAGATGGATACTGCGGGCCGGATGGACGCCGCGCAGAAGTCCATCTCGAGCGGACTGTCTCCGAATGAAGTCAGGAGCCGGTATCACGATGTCGGTCCTGTGCCTGGTGGGGACATCCCATTCATGCAGGAGCAGAACTGGCCGATTGAGCAGTTGGCGATGCGGGAGATTCCGACTCGACCGCCGACCGCTCCGACGACAGAGCCGCAATCAACCGATCCACAGGAGACGCCGGCACCATCAGGGACGCCCCAGCCGGACACTACAAGGGCGTTGGCCCCAGCCTTCGGAAAGATCGAGGCAGGGTATTTGGCTCAGGCCACTCGTCTGGCCTTGGCACGGCTTCCGGCATGACCGTAACTGAACTCGATGAACTAGCGGCGGTGATTGCTTCGACCATCAAGGATGCGACAGACCCGTTACTGGCACGAATCGCGGAGTTAGAGAAGGCGCATGAGCAACTCGGCAACTGCCAGCCAGTCGCGTTAACTGGGCCACAGGGGCCAGCCGGGAAGGATGCGGAGCCGGTCAACCTCGCAGAAGTCGCCAGGATGGCCGCTGCGCTGGTGCCGGTGCCGAAGGATGGGAAGGACGGCATCGACGGGAAAGATGCCACCATCGACCTGCAGGCGCTCGCCACGGCCGCTGCGGCCCTTGTGCCGGTTCCGCGGGACGGCCGGGACGGGATGACCGGCCAGCCTGGGCCTCCCGGCAGGGACGGGGCAAAAGGCGCTGACGGGTTGAACGGGAAAGACGGGAAGGATGGCATGGGCTTCACACATCTCGAGGCCAGTTACGAGCCTGAGACGGCCGAACTCGTCCATCGATACATCGGCATCGATGGTGAGGTGAAGGAACACCGATGGAAGACGGCGGTGCCGCGCTACCGGGGCATCTACGAGCACGGCAAGACCTACGAGGCTGGGGAGTCAGTCACATATAGCGGCTCGCTGTGGATTACCGGCCAGACTACGCAGGCGAAACCTGGAGGGTCTGATGCCGAGTCTCGGGCATGGCGGCTGGCGGTCAAGAAGGGCACGGACGGCAAGGGCGAGAAGGGCGACAGGGGCGAGCAGGGGCCGATGGGACCGAAGGGCGATAAAGGCGAGAACCGCTACTAATGGCCTGGTCCCCTCTGCAGGAGTTCGTGACGCTGGAGCAGGCCAAGCAGCATCTGAAGCTGTCCCTCGATGTGGACACGGAAGATGAGGATCTGCAGATCAAGCTGTTCGTGGCGCACGAAGTGGTGATGGATTACCTGACGCAGCGCGTGTCTGAAGCCTCGGACTGGGCCGCGACGGTGCAGGCCTGGACGGCGGATACCGTGCCGAAGCGAGTCATTGCGGCGATTCTGATTCAGTTCGGGGAACTCTACCGGCAGCGTGGGGATGATCAAGACCGGCGCTATACGGAGGAACTGGGCACGCTATGTCCGGATGTGGTGAAGCTGCTGTATCGCCTGAGAGATCCGGCAGTCTCCTAGGCGGGCCGCTGCCACAGATAGCTGAAGGCGGCACGGTGGTCTGTCTTGCGAGCGGGCCTTCGTTGTGTGCTGAGGATGTGGACTATGTGCGCGGGAAGGCCGTTGTCATCGCCATCAATGACGCCATCAGATTGGCGCCGTGGGCCGATGTTGTTTACTCCTCAGACCAGATTTGGTGGGGCAATCACTACAAGTCCATGCGGGCATTCTCAGGGCTGAAGGTGCGCGTCAATCCTTCGCAGCATCGCGTCTCTCTGAAGCCGGCACCGAATGGTGTCTGCCCTGGCTGCTACAGGCGATTGCCTCTCAATAAAGATTGCTGGTGTGAAGGCATCGTCACGATGCGGAATGCGGGGGAACGTGGACTCTCACTGGATCCATCAGCTATCGTCACTGGACATAACTCAGGCACTTCGGCCATCAATGTGGCGGTGCATCTCGGAGCCACGAGAATATTGCTGCTTGGGTATGACATGGGTCCTGACGACAGAGGCCGGAGGCACTTCTACGATACTGGAGCCACAGCCATCAGTTCTCCGTTCTACAAGTTCCGGCAATTAACCGAGACGATGGCCGAACCGCTCAAGGCGGCAGGGATTGCGGTCCTGAACTGCTCGAGGCGCACGGCCTTGGACTGCTTCCCCTGTCAGCCACTGCGGGAGGTGCTGGCGTGATTGCCTGCTGCCTGCAGACGTGCGACAGATATGACCTCACTCTACGGACGTTGGAAACGTTTGCCCAGCACAACGATCTGAGCAAGTTCCGGCTGCTCCATGCGGATGATGCCTCGACAGATCAGGAGCAGATGCTGGACTTGGTGAAGTATTACGGCTTCCGCACGGTCTTCCTCTCTCGGGAGCGGGTCGGGATGCGGATGGTCCGATGGGGACTCATCTCGGCCGCGGTGCGCAGGGGAGCGGATTGGATCTTCCTGCTTGAGAATGACATCGAGACACTGCGGCCCTTTCCGTGGGAACTGTTCGAGCACGTCCAGAAGCATCCAGAGGTGAGTTGCCTCCGGTTGTATGGTCGGTTCAAGGATGCGGCGAGAACGGATCCCTGCCTGACCACGCACAAACGCCGGAACCATGAGCCGGTCAGGTGGCGTCCATTCCGAGATGCCCCGGAAGCCGCGCAGATTGGGCAGATCCACTGGAGTGCTCAACCCTGCGTCACAAATGCCCAGATGCTCTTGCGGCATCACCAGACGAGTGAAGAACCGGACGGCTGGACGGTGCGGGTGAAGAAGAACGTCGTGTCGCATATCGGGGCGGAACGAACGCCGGGACGGATCATGTGATTGATTCCGTCGTCACGTTCAAGTGGGAACCGTTTGTCGGCTACCGGAGCCGGTTTGAGTCTGAGCACGTCAACACGCTGTTCCGGATGATTGACCGGCACTATCCGTCTCCCTATCGGCGGATCTGCGTCACGGATAATCCCATCGGGATCGACACCAACCGGATCGAAGTCGTGCCGCTGTGGCCGGACTTTGCGAATGTGCCGAATCCGAACGGCCGCACGAATCCGAGTTGCTATCGGCGGCTGAAGTTGTTCGCACCGGATGCAGGCGCCACCTTCGGAGAACGGCTCGTCTCGATTGACCTGGACACGGTCATCGTTGGGGATCTGACGAAACTCTTCTCGCGCACGGAAGACTTCGTGATCTGGGGCCAGTCCGACTTCCCGAAAACGCAGTGGTATAACGGCTCGCTCTGGATGCTCAAGACCGGAAGCCGTCCGAAGGTCTGGTCCGAGTTTGACCCAAAGACCTCCCCGATGTTGGCCCAGCGAGCTGGGAAGAAGGGATCAGATCAGGGGTGGTTCTCCTACATCCTCGGGCCGAATGAGGCGACTTGGACGACGAAGGATGGCGTCTACTCATACCGTGTCCATCTGTCGAAAAACAGTTACGAGCTGCCGCCCGATGCGAAGGTGATTGCGTTTCATGGCCGCGTGGATCCGTGGAGTTACGAAGCCCAGAACATCGACTGGATCCGGAGGCTCTATTGCTAGCGCTCAAGCGGCCTCCCCAGTGGAACTGGACGACATTCGCAGGCAGTCAGCCGGCATTGAAGTATGCCAAGCGGGATCTGCCCACCGTCGATAGAGCCTTACGTCTCTGCACAGGTCGGCATTGCTGCGTCCAAGCGGGGGGATGTCTTGGCATCTTTCCGAAGTATCTGGCGCGGTATTTCCGGACGGTGCATACGTTCGAACCGAGTGCGGCCCTCTTCCCGGTGCTCTGTTCGAATGCGCCAGAGAAGAATATTAAGCGCCATCATGCGGCCCTCGGGATGACGCATGACGGGATTGATACCTCGCAGACACGGAGAGGCAGCAAGGGACATCGATTCCCCCATGAAGGCATTACGCATGTCTCTGGGGCTGGAGCGATTCCGACCATGCTGGTGGATGACCTCCAGTTGCCGCATTGCGAGTTTCTCTGCCTGGACCTAGAAGGCTTCGAACTCTTCGCATTGATTGGGGCGCGGATGACCATCGAGCGCTGCAGGCCGGTCATCATGGTGGAGATCAATGAGAACATCGAGTTTTACGGGCATGTCGGAGATGAGGTGCGGTCCCTGTTAGCGGTGCATGGCTACCAGTTGTCGTTCCGGATGCACTCAGATGAAGTCTATGTGCCGAGTGAACGGAGCGCGGCATGACCACGGACACGCGGCTGGGTCCGACTGTTGCTGATTACCAGCGGGCGTTCGACCTTGAGCGGCAGCAGGAGTATCCGACCGTTGACGGCTTTGAAGTGCGGATGGGCTATGCGCTGGACCGGGAACTGCTTGAGGATGCGGCGAAGGTCTTAGCGTGTCCGCTGAAGGTGCATCCGCCGAACTGGCAGCATGGGCGTGTCTTGTATGCGGCGGCACGCCGGTATCTCTCCTACTCCAAGGATGAGGGACCGTTCACGCTGCTCGACATCGGGACGGCGAAGGGCTTCTCTGCGCTCTGTCTGGCCTGGGCGATTCGGGATGCCGGCGTGGAAGGGCATGTCGCCACGGTGGATGTGATTGACCCGCATGGGCGGATTTACCGGAACTCCGTGGCCGACCTGGATGGGCTGAAGACGCTGGCGGAACTCCTGCATCCGTGGGCGACCTCGTCCAAGATCGAGGCGTCGAAAATGACCGGCGTGCGATGGCTCGAGACGCATCGGGAACGGGTCCATGTGGCGTTTGTGGACGGGAAGCACAAGGGATCAGTGGTCGAGGAAGAAGGGCGTCTGTTGGCCGCACGTCAGGAAGCGGGGGATCTGGTCATCTTCGATGATGTCCATCTTCCGGAGGTGCTCGGCGCGGTGGAACGGATTGAGGAGTATTTCACCGAAGTGATTCAGGTGCTCCCGAATCGGGCGTATGCCGTGGGGCTGCGGTTGTGACCACTGTCCTCTGCGTTTGGGTCAAGGCGCAAGTGGACTACTCGGACGAGTATGTCTATCGGCTGCAGACGATGGTGGCGCGGTGGATGGATGACCGTCCCTATCGGTTTGTCTGCCTGACTGATCGGCCGTGGGAGATTCGTGGTATTGACACGATTCCGATTCCAGCTCCGCGACCGCTCAAAGGATGGTGGTCGAAGGTTCGGTGCTTCGATGCGGCGTTGAGGTTGTCTGGTCGGGTGTTGTATCTGGACCTCGATACGCTGGTGGTCGGGCCGTTGTCAGAGATTCTGGACTATCCCTCACGGTTTGCCTTGGTGCCGCCTGGGGGAACGTTCGAAGGGAAGGGGCCGCTGAAGACGGTGCGGCGGTTCAACAGTTCCGTGATGGTCTGGGACAATGGGGTGAATCACCGGCTGTTCGATGACTGGACACCCTCTGTCGCCATGCGTCTGTGGGGCGATCAGGACTGGATCGGGGAGCAGTATCCGATAGCCGATGCGATGCCTTCTGAGTGGTTCCCTCGGATCAGCGAGTTGGGCGATGAACCGCCTACTGCGGAAGCGAAAGTGGTGCTGGTGAAGACACCGAAGAACGAAGAAGCCGCGAAGCGGTGGCCGTGGGTGGATGCGGTGTGGAGGGCGGCGTAATGGGGACGCCCTGGTGCGCGGCGTTGCCTGTGGTGCATGTCCCACAGCGCATGACGCCGAAGGATGTCACGATTGTCTTGCCGTATTACGACAACCCGCAGTTTCTGCGGCAACAGGTGGGCTGGTGGCACACCGTCCCAGCATCTCTGCGGGCCTATCTCAATGCCATCATCGTGGATGACGGATCTCCGTCTCCTGCGGTCGATGTGCTAATGCGTGTGGAGATGCCGTTTCCGATTCGGCTGTTTCGGATTGAGCAGGACGTGCGGTGGAACTGGCTGGCGGCTCGGAATATTGGGATGCAGCACGCAGCGGATGGCTGGGTGCTGGTGACCGACATGGATCATGTCGCTCCCGTCTCTACGCTAGAGGCCTTGGTTTACGGTCATCACAATGAAGTCGTCATCTATAGCCTGTCTAGGATTGAGCACACAGGAGAGAAGATTACGCCGCACTCCGCCAGTTTCTTTATGACGCGCAAGATGTTTTGGAAGGCTGGCGGTTATGACGAAACGCTCTCAGGTTACTACGGCACCGATGGGGATTGGCGCAGGCGATGTGCTGCTGTGGCTCCGATGGCAATACTCACTGACCGACTGGTCAGGCATGAGTATCAGGGAGACTCGAGCACCAGCACGTATCTCAGGAAGCAGCCAGAAGATGCAGCGGTGCGAAAACTGATTGCCAAGCGGGGCAAAGGCTGGAAGCCGAAGGTGCTGAGTTTTGAGTATCACGAAGTGCCGCTGATGGTGCCGGCGTGAGCGCAGGCCAGATGCGCCACTCGCTCGGACTCCGCATCCCTGTCACGACTGATGACGGGGAAGGTGGGCAGTCCACGACTTGGAGCGACGGGCCGCAACTGTGGGGCGATGTGCAGTCGATTTCTGCGCGGGAGCAGTCACTGGCAGGGGCGATTCAGAACCTCGCCACGCATCGAGTGATGACGTATTTCGATGACCGGATTACCGGAGAACGCAGACTCAAGCGGCTGGCTCCAACAGGACCAGAGTTGCAGATTCTCGGTGTGCGGGATCCGGACGGGAAGCAGCGCTGGATGGAACTCGACTGCTCGGAGGTGGTCTAGGTGGCCGCGTCCAGAGTTCGGGACTGTGTCAATGCCGGTGTGGATGCGTTGAAAGTGGACAGCAGCCTTATTGCCCTTGTCGGCACAGACAAGGTGCATACGCATCTGAAGCAGGGCACCGATCCGCCCTATGTGCTGGTCATGGGCGGAGACGAACTACCGTGGGTAGTGGCATTCGGAGACGACAACGGGGGGAGACAAGTGGACCTGATTGTCCAGTGTGCCTCGACCTACCGCGGCACCATGCAGGTCGATAGCATGGCCTCTCGGATCATGGATGTGCTCTTGGGTGATCCGTTTGCACCTCCGACGTTCTGGAACGCTATCAGCGGGTTTGCTAATGTCGAGTTCGTCAGGAACGCCTTTCAGCCGCCAGTCGATCTGAACAGCGACGGCGTGTTGTGGTTCCAACGGTTCATTACGGTGCGGGTGAGTCTGGTATGACCCGCGCAGGCTACGAGCGGCTGTATCAGATGCTCTTGCAGTCGTATATCGACCGACCGACCGATCTTGATGTGCTCAGGCACACAAGAGGGCTGATTAAAGCCCTCGACCGCTGGCTCTTGAGGCCAGCTAAACCAGTCCAGGCTCGCACGGCACGACCGTCAGCCACCCTGGCTTCCGTTGGAGAGAAGCCATGAAGTTGCACGGACGACACGGAGAGATTCAGATCGGCGCAGGCTCGCCGCTTGCGGTCATCGGTTCACTGAGTGCGTGGACAATCGCAGGCGACCGCGATCTGGTAGACGTAACCAGCTTCGGTGATGAGCAGAAGGGCTTTTTGGCTGGGTTGAAGAATGCCTCGGGCACCTTTGAGGGATTTTTTGACACCGATTACATCCGCCAGTTGCTGGATGCCGCAGATTCGGCCACAGGCACATCGTTTCGGATCACGATGTCCACGGACCAGCCGAACTTCTATGTGACGGGGCCATGCTGGCTCTCGATCTCGATGAGCGGTGCGGTCAACGATGCGGTGAAAGTCACGGCCACGTTCTCTGGGAACGGGGCGTGGACGTATCAGATTGACGGCTCGCCCGTCTAGGGAAGACCGCTGAGGGGCACGGCTGGCAATTCCGCCAGCC